GCTCATTCGTCACTCCAAAATAAACTCAGCGTTTGCCCCATGTCTGAGTAAGTCGGCTCGTAGTTTTTGGCTTGCTTCGGCAACTCGCACCAGAGTGCCCCGCCCATTCGCTTATAGCCAAACTGTGCCAGCAGGTTGACACCTGTCACCAGCGGGAGGCCCTGGAGCGCGTCCGAGCCGTCTGTCCGGACCATATCCAGAAACCAGCCGCCACCATCCGCATCCCTGTATATCAGCGTCATGCGGTAGTTATATTCGCCGAGCCGGATGGAAAAGCTCTGGGCCCCGGTACTTAAAGGAATTTGATAAATACTCATGGCCGATTCCCCGCTGTAGTTAATACTGGTTGCGAGGTGCCGCGCTGATTAACAGAGGCCGTCTGCTGAGGATTCTTTTGCTGAGCTTCCTGCAGCGTGACCTCTTTTGTCCGGGCAAATCGGATTTCCTCGAAAGTAATGTCCACTACAAGGGCGCTTTCCGTGTCGACGGTAGAAGTTGTTTTTAACTTCGTGATGATCACCGCCGGATACTGCTTCTTGCCGGTAGAGAGCGAAAACGGCTCCCGTTTGGCCTGGAGCTCCAGCAGTTTTTCATAGACGTCTTTCGTCGTTGTCAGACCCTTAAATATCGAAAAATCGAGAATCGAATTTAAGAGCCTTGAGGAATCGGACCAGCCGAACTGGCAATTAATCACCGTCGGCATCTGATACGCATGATCCGAAACATTCGCGCCAGTATCGACCGGATGGCGCGTAACCACGACCTCGTTTTCGTGCTCCTCGCTAACCACGACGTCCGGAATAATTCCGGCAAATTCTCGTTTTCGGCCTAGAAGCAGAGCCTCCAGGCTATACGGTAAAGAGGGCATATTTCCTCCTTAGCTAAGATTGCGCTGGCCGTACCGGTTCTGGGCTAGCAGGGTCTCATGCGCCACAGCCTGGCCGACTGCGCGCGGATTATCTGCGCCGTTGATCGTGATGTTTTGGTTCACGACGACACTGCCCCGGGAAGGAATTTTGTCCCGCTCGTTGACAACCTTGGAGCGCCACTGTGATTGAGCGGCGGCGAGCACCTCTTTATCAAAAGGGGCACCCTCAAAATACTGAGAAGCGCCCCGGAAATTCTCATGCTCCGTGATCGACTGCATGAGTGCCTTAAGCACTCGTGGGTCGCTTAGATCGAGGCGTGTCAGCGCACCTACATCCGAGCCTAAGCGTTTGCTCATGTTTGCGGTCACCGACTGAATATAGGCGCCCGTATTGTTCTCGCTTGGGGGCGCGTATTTGGAGATAATCGACGCGACGTTATCCAGCCCGGCATTCGCGTAGGCCTTGAGCTGCTTGCCCAGTGCGCCCCAGCCTTCTTCTGGCGTGCGGTAAATAGTAAAAGCGCCGTCGTTTGCCTGGTTTCGGGAGACAGGGCGAATATTTCCCGGATTGTTGTTCCGTAAGCCCCGGGACATTTTTCCCGGCACCGGGGGTGCTTCTGTCTGTGCGGGTTTCGGCGGCGCCTTCGAGCCTGCAGCTCGATATCTGGCCAGCTCCTCCTCGTACCCTTTTTTATCGAAATCGTCCACGATGCTCACGCCCTCCTCGGCCTCATCGTCCAGAACGGATTTTTGTTTGGTGTATTT